GCTTGCTGATGAATTAGATAAAAAAGCCAAACTTGATAAAAAATCAAAAGCAGATACTAAGCGGGCTAAAAAGATTTTAAAACTGAATGCTGATACTAAAAAAATTCTGAAAAGAGGTGAAAAATGGCAGAAAAGAGGTGAAAAAGCAAGAAACCTTTGGACAAATAGCCTAAAGCCTCTTCTAGCAAACGCAGGTGCGTTTTTCCTATCTTTTATGTTATTTGCTGCTTTAGTCTTGTCAGGTATATTTATATTACACGCCCTTTGGCCGCAAATAAAGAATGCTATTATGCCAGCCTTTGATGCCATAAAAGACGGATTAAAGTTAATTATGGAAGGAGTTGGCGTATTCTTTGGTGGTATATTTGATTTATTCGATGCTATAATAAATGGAGGCTTTATGGACATAATGCTGGCTTTATGGGAAATAGTTAAAGGATTCGGAATGATTGTTTGGGGATTGGTTAAAGTATTACTTGGTGGATTAGTGGTTTTCCTTTATGAAATGGCATTAGGTTTATGGGACAGGGCTAAGGAATGGGTTACAAGTTTAGGTAACAATTTAAAATCAATAAGTAAAATTGCAGGTTTAATCTTCGCAATTGCAGGAATGATGATTGCTTGGATGTATGGCGCACCTATTCTATTAATTGCAGGTATTGGTATATTAGCATATAAGTTTGGAAAATGGCTTCTTTCAAATATTCCGCTTATGGCTAATGGTGGTGTTTCAGCCGGTGGAATGACAATAGTAGGAGAAAGAGGGCCGGAATTAGTTAATTTACCAAAAGGTTCTAGAGTTCATTCTAATACTAATAGTAAACAAATGGTTGGCGGAACAACAAATAACTTTAACATTACTATAAATGCTAGAGATACTTCTGATGGAGAACTAAGAAGAATAGCAGACAAGATAGGACAGATGGTAAATAGCAAAATAAATAGAAGCACAAGTGCTTCAACTATGAGGTGATATTATGGGAGTAGTCGGAGGATATGCAGTATATTTAAAATTAAATGTATTTGATAGGGAGACTAATGATTTAACTATTGATACTATTCCTTTAAGAGTTAATAGTGTCCAAGTAAATGTATCGAGGACAGTTCCTAATTTTCCTATACCTTTATCAAGTTTGGGCAAAGGAGAGTCTATTACTGTTGGTGCTGATTTAGGAATGGCTAGTAAAACAATTACTTTAAGTGGATTTATTACTGAAACAGATTTAAGAAGAAGTCATAGTAAATCAGGCAGTACCCCTGTAACAAGAACATTTACTGCTATGGAAGTAGCACAGATGATTGCATCCAATGTTGATTCTTCAGGTATTGCTAAATATCAAAACATAAACGAATTAACTATTTTTATTGATTCTGCGGTTGATTCTCAATATCAACAAAGAGGTTCAACAAGCCCATTACATGTTATTGATATTCCATTAAATTTTGCTTCAAGGGGTAATCCTTTAGAAAAAGATAATGAAAGAGTTCCTTTTCCTCATACTACTTTTCCTGATGATACTAAAGAAGAAGGTATTAAAGGATTTGTAGAAAGTTTTGATTTTACATTAGATTCTGAAACAGTTGAAGTAGGATTTAATATGAACTTTAAACAAGCAAATATTTTCCCTTGAGGTGATTAATAATGTATGATATTCATGTAGGAGAGCAAAAAAGTTTAGTGTTCCCAATTATGTGTAATGCGTATGTTTCAATCGGTTATGAAGATAATATCCCTGATATAGAAGGTACTCCAAGTGACACAACCGATGACATTCCTTATGGCTTATGGGCGCATGAGGGCGACTTTTCCTTTGAAGCAATCGTGACACCGTATGACATAAATGGTGAAAGTGTTGCTAGGGACAGAGCCAATTCAGAACCGGAAAAAGTAATGCCAAACGGAGTAACTTCGGGTTCATCTCAATCTGATTTTTATTTAGATGAAACATCTGCTACTGGTAGATTAAACCATGAAATGATGATTTTTTATAATTCAAAGTTTTCTGTTAGTTTAGTGAATACTACAACTACAACTATCAATCAACCTGCTGAATATAAAATAAGAGTTTCTTTTCTTGGTGGAGTTGCGAATGTAGAGACTTCAACAGTAATTACTTCTTCTAAAGAAAGAATAGAACGATTAGATAATAATAACTATAATACTTATTTAGATGGATTTAATGAAGAAGGTTTTAGAGTATTTGATAATATATGCCGAGTAAGTCTTGTTGCGGCGGCTAGTGGTCAAAAAGTAATAAGGGTCAGCCATACTAATAATCTCGGAGGACATGCTTATATGCCAGTAGGAACAGAACTATTTACTAGAGATGAATTTACTTATACTTCCATAGGAACAATAGCCTCGGTAAGTAGTAATGATTTAACTATGTCAGTAAACTTAACTTCTACTTTAAGTGCATTAACTGATTTATATGTGGAAACCTTTAAAGAACCTAAATATATAGGAAACACCCACCACATAGGAGTTAGTTATTTAGACTCAGCAAAGTTAGTTCAAATATTTTATAATGGTAAATTAATGCAAACTTCCACAGTGCCCTCTTTACCTTCTCCATTTGTTTTTGATAGAAGTGATTTTTTATTAGGGAGAGCCACTACTGCTACAACTCAAACCCAAAACTATGCTTATACTGCAAAACAATTTATGGGAGAAATGCACGAAATGTGTATAGAAAAAACTTATAAAAGTAAATATGTTCATATGCACTCACTATTACCTAAATTTGACGAAACATTATTATATTTACGATTTGAAGAGGTGGATTTATGACAGTAACCGTTGGTGGATTAGTTACGCTGCATAATGCTGCTGCTGACGATAACTTCAATACTCCTACTAATCCTTTTTTTACAACAAGTATAACCGCTGATACCGATAAAGTATTTGGCATAGTTGTTGAAGACGATACCGATACTACAACGATAAATGAACCTATTGGTAGTGCAGGGTTAATTACAGAATATTCTAATATAGAAAATACTAATGGATTTACTATTCGTTGTTATGATTCCTATACTACAACTGGATTAAACTTGGCAAGTATTAATTTAACTGCAAATGACTATTTTGTTTTAGTTCATTCTGATGATGCTAACTTGCATCATTTTGCTAAAATAACAGAAGTTAAAGCAGCCGACGCAAGCGGAGATATGTTTGAGTTTGAACCTAAGTTGGGAAATCAAATTGATAAAGATACAAAGTTTATGGTATTCAAAGGGCCAGCAGTTACAAATAAGGTTTTGGCTATTACTTGTGGTTTAATCGCAAATCCTCATAATAGTGTAGTTTGTGCTAGACCACTATGGTATTTTTATAACGATAAATTAGATAAAAAGAATGAGTTAAACCATAGTACAAAATACTATGTTAAGATGTTAGATACAAGTAGCGGTTCAAGCATTGATTTAGCCGCACCAACATATAAGTCGGCATTTGTTACTGTTAATGAATACCGAAATAAAATAATAGATTACAGTAAGTTTTCTTATGTTATTAAAAGTAAAGATAATTTAAGAGAAAAAGATGACCCCGACATATCTCTCTCTAATGAAAATCTATCTGTTACTCATAATGCTGTATTATATGACTCTAGTTTCCCTAATGCTAGACGGAACGATGATAACATATTACAAGTATCTAATAATGATTTTACTGGCCCTCATAGATATTTAACTTACTCTACTTCTCCTAATTCAGTTAATTTGCTTCCTGTCGTATTAGATACTTATGTTCAAGAAAGTATAGATGGTAAAGCAGGATTTGCGGAAACTAAACTAATAGATGACGGAAATATTTATAAAATTAAAATTAACACAGGAGATAAATATACTATAAGGCAAGAAATAGGAACCGGAACCTTTCACGAATGGGTGGAAATAGCAACTTTAGGAACATTGGCTATAAGTGTATCTAATAGAAGAAGTTATAATATTAAAAACACAAATGGGCTTCCTGTAGATATGACTAAGTATATTAATTCTAATGATGAAATTAAAATAGGGAATAGAATTGTAAGAGTCCATACTGTGTTTGCTACTGCTATTGATGTTTATGATTTTAGTCGATTAGAAACAGAATCAACATTTAGTTCAACACCCACTATGGATAATTTAACAGCAGATTCTAAAATATATAGAAGAAGATTTAATGTTAAAGATAATACCTTATTAGTTGATTTTGATTTTTCTGATAATTCACATGACAAACTAAAAGTTATTTTATATTCCAAAAGTCATCAAACCAAAGAAATATCAGTAATAGAACCAGATGCAGGAATAACTTCTAAACATAAATTATTATTTTTAACAGATGATAAAAATTATAGAGGAACACCTTATAGTACCAGAACTGGACTACAATATGTTAAGGGCAGTTTTGTTGTATTAAACGAAGTATTTACAGGCACAGTTGAAAACATAGAAGATGTAATAGAAGATGGTATTTCATCTGTAATTATTCAAGGAAGAAATACTTTTTCTAAATTAATAGACCCTATCACAAGTAAAGACACTTTATTTTCTGAAGATATTATTTATAGTAGTAAAAGCCCATTTAATGACAGAACAGCCAAAACAGGAAATACAGGCGGAACTGCTAGTACGGCGACAACAGGAACATTTGATTTTGATGATAAAACAGTTGCGTTAAACCAAAACACAAACTTTACTAAGAACGATAAGGTGTGGGCTGGTAATCAATTTATTGGAGAAGTTTCTGCTGACTCCACTAATAATAGTATAGAATTATTTGATTTTCCTAGAACAAAAGGTTCAGCAGTTGCTCTATCAGTAGAAAATAATAAGAAATACATATTTAATAAAGCACTTGCTAGTAATCCTTACATTACTTCTTCTACTGATTTAAACGGCGCAAGTGATAAAGGTTTGTTTTTTAGAACAGGAAATAGGTTAGATAGTGGAGAAGCAACCCCTTTGAATACATTTAATGCTTTAGTTGAGAATGGATTATTGGCAGGAACAAGTTCTTCTTCAGATGCTAATGCAATAGGATATAATTTAAATAAAGTAGAAAACATACTTACTGATTCTAGATTTTCTGCCTTGATAGATAACTTTGATGATGATACTATGAATACTCTTTTAGATTTTAACATTGTTTCTGTTTTTAAAAATAAAAATAATACTATTGTCAAAATGGCCCCACATATTCCTTTAACACTAGGAAGAAGTCAACCCAACTATGCAAATAATAAAGATGCAGGAACATATACCAGTTTAGGTACTAGCATAAATTTAATTACAGAATCAGGAATATTTACTACTGCTAATTCAACAAAAAACATTCAAAGCCTACAAGTTAGCACCGCTAATTCTGCACAAAAAACGGCTTTAATGAAACTAAAAGCGGGAGATGCCATATATACATCTACTGATTTTGTTGGAAGAGTGGCTATGAGTTTGAAAGGAAGTGGGACTTACATAATATCTTTAGAAAGAGGAATACCGGCTACTTTAATATCGAGCAAAGAACTATTTGTTCACTATATATCTTCAGTTAATGATAAAAAGCAACATGATTTAATTCTAACCAATGGGCAACATTTACATGGCGGTAAAATAATTAGCCTTTTAGGTCCAAAAAATGAAATATTAAACTATAATATTTATAATAATGCAGATGAAACTACCTATTCTGAAACTTTTGGTTCTTCCTTCTTTAGAATAATAAGTTTAGAAAAAGGAAATATAGGCCCAACCTTTTCTTTTTACAAAGGAGAACATAGAGAAGATATTGACAATAAAAACTTATCGAATGATAATTTCTATACTCCTGAATTAGAATATAATTATTATGCTACTGCTTACAAAGGCACAGACATAAGCACAGTAAATAAAACAGGAACGGGTAATAATAATGGTTGGCCTCATGAACAATGTGGTATAATACCAATTACAGGTTCTAACTATTATGATAGAAAAAGATTCCCAAATACTGCCGCCTTTTCTTTTATTAATACTTTTAAGTATGTAGTGTCGCCTCATGAAATTACAGAGGAATATGCTGATGCAACATTACCCGTTCAGTATTCTAAATCAAGTTTATTTCATATAGACCCCACAGCAAGCAGATTATTTTTGTTTATTAATTCCGATAAATATATTTATTCTTCAACAAGAAAAGATAGTTTATTAAATTCTGCTTCAAGAACTTTAACAGATTATGGTCTTTTATCTATGAGCAATAGTAAATTAATAAATAGTAGAGAAACAAAAGAATCAGTTATAGGAAATACAAATAGAATCAGGCTTTTAGATACTTCTTATAATCATAGTAATATACTACAATCAGATAAAACTTTATCTGATTTAACTAGGTTTGGCCTAATGAGACTAACTGAATGTGTTTACGATTTCTTTTGGAATCCTATTAATCCTGAAAGACCCGTTTCTCTTGATAGAGCAATAGAAGGCGAACAAAACAATTTTTCTTTTAATCTCGCAACTGTTGGAACTGCTGCTTCTTTTGCATCAATAGTTGGTACGAGCATGAATATAACTATGAATGCAGGACACAGTATTGCGGTAGGAGATTATTTAGTTGATGGTTTTCCAACCTATTCTAATAATATGTTAGTATTTGGTAAATGTACGCATGTTAATGTTGGCGGAGATGCTAATGTAGTTACAATAACTAATTTAAATCACACAAGAGAAAGTAGTGGAACCCCTTCTTTTATTCCCACAGGCCACAATATATATGCGATTCGTGCGGCAGACATAGCATTAAAAAATAAAATTACAGGATTTGGTGATGAAACTAATTTTATTCCTTCAGGTAAAAAATTAAGTCTATCTAAGTCTTTATTACATAATGGTGGGTCGGGTGGTTTTTCTGCGGTAACTACGAGCGATTGGTATAAGAAATTTAATAACAGTAGAGGCGGAGAAGTAAATATAATATCAACATCTACTAACAGTAGAGTATTATTACCTATTATATTTGAAACCGATGGCGTTAATTATACTAATAATCCTATTGTGAATCGAATAACAGTAAGTGCTAATTGGGCTAGTAATAGTAAGATAATTAATGTTGGTTCAAATGTTAGTTTATTTAATGTAGGCGACCAAATAGTAGAACCAGTAACAAGTACGAATGTTAGTTTGACACTAATTGAAAGAAATAGAGTAGTTTCTATTGATACAAGTGCTCAAACTCTTACTTTGGTAAACGACATTGTTAATGCTGCTTCTAGTGTTAATGGCACTGATAATTTTGTTTTTGAGCAAAAAAGAGATGCTAATACTCACCATAATAACGCATTCTTTAGATGGTGGGATAAAACAAGATTAAAGAATTTTATTAATACCTCATCAGAAAATTTTGAGTTAATCAAAGCCACTGTTTTACAAGGAACAGGTGTGGGTAGTGGCTTTGTAGATAATGGAATGACAACGAGATTAGATAGTTTAGTTTGGGGCACTGTTGATGAAACAACTTCAAGTAAAATTTATACCTATTTATTACTAAATGGTTCGGCTTACGCTTATTTTGAATCAAGTAGTAGGGAAAGTATTGACTTTGTTGAAACTAACTTTGATGGCGCAGTAATGGGATTTAAGCCTTCAATTTATGGCGGAGATGTAGGAGGCACTATTTCTTCAGCAACAGCAGTATTAGGTACTAACAATGCAACTTTCCAAAGATATAGTATAGAATTTGACACCAGATATAAATTTTTAGAGTTTATTGATTTAACTGGATGCTATTTGGTTCCAACGGTAGGGACAAGGGATGATGGTACAAGTGTAGCAGTAAGCACTAATAATAAATTACAAAGTTCTTCTGCTCATAATCTAACAACTAATGATATAATTTATGTAGTTTCTCATGAATATGACACTAAGACTTCTATGAGTAACCCTAATGCAGATAATTGTCTGATTACTTTAGATAAGGCTTTAGTTACTAATACTCACTATAAAATAATGCAACCCAACCCTGTCGCATTTTGGCCTGAATCACCGACAGCCATAACACTAAATGAATTAAGCAGCAAATATACTAAACAGGCTGATTCGGATAAAATGTATGAAAATATTAATGCAATGGCTATTAGAAATGGAAGAGATAGTCTTTCTGCTAATAACGAAAACACTTCAGAAGGAATACAATCCATGTATGTTGTTGTTGATGTAGATAATTTAGGGGCTGTTAGTGGTTCTGATAATACCGTTCTTAAATCATATGCTGAACTAAGTGCAGCAATAGGTGATATAAGTAAAGAAGTATGTATTAGCGATGGTGATGAACAAATAGTAACTTCTCTAGATACTACTACGCAAAACGGATTTAGTCTTAATTGTAATTTTGGGGAGTTAGGAAAGAAACTAAAAGGCGTTCTATCTGTTTCAGAAACTTTTGAATTAACAGTAGCAGGTAATATAGATGTTAATGATACAAGAGCAGTAATAGGAAGCACAGTTAATATAGTGAAGGAAAGTGAAGATTTAGTTGAAGAATTATTAGAAGAAAATGGAGTAAAGTATTCATTAACTAAAGAATCTTATCCATTATATGCTTCTCCTGACTTTCAAGGGGCAAGCACTTATGCTGTAATTAACTATCTTCTATCGCTAAAAGATAAAAAAGTAATTGATAACTTAGGAACATTAAATATTAATAATGATGATAGCAGAACAGTTAAAGCAACCTTTAGCGATTCTGACCTAATAAGTTACAAGCAGACTAAAAGCGAATTTGATTTCTTCAATGAAGTTACTGTTTATGGTGCTGGACTAAAATCTACTAGAAAGGATATTAAAAGCATTAAGCAAAAAGGAAGAAAAACACTAGAAGTCTTTTTAGAAGAATTAATTACTCAAGCAGATGTAGATAAAAAAGCATATCAACTATTAAAAATACATAGTAATTCTACGAACAATCTAGAATTAACTTTGCCTATTGATAGAGTAAAAACTATTAAAGCAGGAGATGTGGTTAATTGCGAAATATTAGCAGCAAATATTAAGATGAATCAATATATAATTTTAGAAACTATTCATCAAACTAATGGAATGATTATATTAAAACTAGGCCAATACTTGATAGGACTAGATGATACTTTTTCTGAATTACTATTACAGGATAAGAAAAGTAAATCCTACAACAGAAAGAAAAACTTTTCAGAAAACGAAAATGATTTTGATTTCTTTAACAATATAAAAATAAAAGAAATAGGTCTTACTCTTCGTAATAGAACCACAACAGGAACCCTGCTAGGATTCACCCATAACTTAAATACAGACACTACACCTCTCGGTATTGGCGGAGAGATAACTCACACCGTACTTTTGGAGGAAGATTTATGATAACTGACCAAACAAGAAGTTTATTAGCAACTCAACTTAAAAATTTAATTTTATCCGGTCAAGTAGGATTAGGAGGAAATAATACCAGCCCTGCCGCTACTACTTTAGATGTACCTTTAACTAGCCCGACAGTAAGTATAAGTACGGATAAAACAGATGAAAATGTTATTCAAGTTAAATTAGAAATAATCGGTAGTGCTATTACAGGGAAAGTAATTAGAGAAGTAGGACTATTTAACCATGCTACTCCCGCAAGCGGCACATTATTAGAAAGATTTAACTTTAATGGTGTTGGGCCTTTTAGTGCAACTGATAGATTACAAATATACATAACGATGGAGATTGAGTAAAATGGTAAATAACCCGTATTTTTTTAGCACGATGGCAACAGCCCCTTCGACCCAAATAGCAGATAGTAGTGATAATCCTCATTCAGGATTAATAAAAGCACTATCCATTGGAATGACGGGTAGTTATGCAATTAAAGCAGGTAATGATTTTGCTATTACAGTAGCAAGTGCTTCAACAGTAACAGTAGCCGCAGGTAAAATACTAAGAGATGGATTAAAGGTTGATATTAGTGCAAGTGGAACTTTAACTTTAGGTACAGTTGATTCAGCAGGAACTACAAAAACAAATACTCTTTATTCTTTAATAGTGGTTGCTGCTAATAATTCTTTGGCTATTAGAACAACTACAACAGAAGAAGCAGTACCAGCATATACTTTAGGAGATATTCCTATTGCTTTATTGTTATACACCGGTGATTCTGCAACTATGGAAATTCAATTTTTAACCACTAATAAAACAGATAACTCATTAACCTTAGCATATGAATCTTCTAGTGATTTTACTCCTACTGCTACCTTTACTTCGGCTTCTGGCGGAACTACTATTACTAACACAGTTGGCGATTTTACAATAGATAACCAAGATACTAATGACCAAATAATTTTACAATTAGGTACTGATACTGCTGCTACCGCAGTAGTAATTAAAGACGATAGTGGAAATAATAAATTGGCAGTTACAGGTGATGGAAAAACTCAAGCATTCGGCACTTTAGAAGTAGGTACTGATTTGAAAATGTCTACTTCTTCTGATGATGCTATAATTGAAAATGTAACCGAAAATAAACATATTATTTTTAAAGTAAATGATAGTGATGGTGGAGGTGCTTCAACTGAAATAATGAGAATTGATGGGGAAAATTCAAGAGTTGGTATTGGTGCAACAACACCCACAGCAAAATTAGAAGTTGCTGGCGATGTAGATATTTCAAGAAGTACCGATTCAGGACAAACAAGAACATTAAGTATCGAAGGTGCAAGAAACGCTTCGGGTACTGATTATGCTAGAATTGATTTAGAAAATTATGATTCTCACGGCCCTACTTCTTATGTCGGTGCAAGAATTAGCGCAGTTAATGATGCAGATGGAGTTAATGATGGAAGTTTAGTATTTTCAACTAATAACGCAAATGCAGGAATAACAGAAAGAGTGAGAATTGATGATGAAGGGAATGTTGGTATTGGTACTAACTCCCCCGATGCTATGCTACATCTTTCAAGCGGTGTTGACCAAAAACCACAAGTAATTTTAGAAAATACTCAAAACATCGCTACTGATGCTTCAACAGATGAGCCGGAGTTAATTTTCAAAAGAAGTGGTAGTTCCAATTCGGGTACAAGCGGGGATATAGGTAAAATTAGATTTATAGCAAAAGACGATGGCGGTGCTTATCACGATTATTGCGTAATAAATGCCGATGCACCCGATGAAACAGCAGGTACAGAAGACGGTAGGATTTTAATTTATGTTACTAAAGTAGGGGCTTCAGTTGAGCATTTAAGAATGAGTGGTTCAGAAGGTGTGATTTTTAATCACAATCAAGAGGATATAAACTTCATGATAGCAGGTAAAGATAATGATAATATATTTTATGTTGATGGTGGTACTGAACTGGTTGGTATTGGTACTGCAAGTCCCAGTGCTAATTTACACATAGTTGGTGCTGGTTCGGGCGACCATCTTATTTTAGAAGGAACTTTAGGTAGTGCCGCTACTTCAGCCCCTAACTTTGTATTGTTTAGAAATGGTGATGATGCAGCCGCAGATATTGACGATGCTGATTTAATAGG